CCCTCAGTTCCGAGCCCCTTCGGAACGCCTAGCCACAGAGAAAGGCCATCTTATTGCCAAGCGAGAGTATGACAACGACGGAAACTCCAATAGTGGATCATTTATATCAGCATTGAACACATACTTACGATGGTAATCTGTCCATGAAGGGTGTACAACCAACCCAAGATCGGGTATAGGCTCCAACACCTCCAAATTGTCAAAGTACTTCTCATAAGCTAACTGTGTATCAATGGATATCCCGTATAGGTTTTCCACCAGCACTCTCGTGCGATACGGAGGCGGCCGGTTAAGAGCCGGTCTACCTGCGTCCATGGCGTCACGAAGCTGATCTCTCTCCCAAAGGCTTAAGAAGCCCCTTCTCTCCAAGACTTTGTCGAGACTGAATGACCTTGTTAGCCTCAGATAGGCGCGCGCCATGGCCGAAACCACGGGGCACGCCTGATACTGGTAGCCATAACTCCAAGCTTTCGCTCTCAAAAGAGTTAACAAAGTACTTTTGTTCGCTTTCACATATTGTGACGATGTCCAACCGACGGAAGCCAGAACCTCCCTAGGATCGGTGACCACGACAAGATCTTCGCAGTCAAAAACATTACCGCAGAACGAAGCAGACTCCAATGACAAGTGCTCTTCCATTTTAATGGTCAAGCCAAGCTTCTTGAAATCTTCCGTCTTTGGTCCTTCTCCATCAAAGCGAAACAAACCATCATCACCCTCAACGAACCCTTCCCAACTGATTCCACGCTCATGACACAAAAAGGCCACAAACATGAGGTTGGAAAATCCATTCCCGAGTGATGTGCACATCTCTCCTGACATCCTGGTGGCAGGCACCTTAAGGGTGTAATGCTTGAATTTACAAACATTCTCCCCCCCCAAAACCTCTCTAACATCCTTCATAAAACTGTCAGAGTTGGGCAGATTCTGGGTCATGTACTCGTACAACTGGAATTCAACTGCGGACATTATGTCATTTGTGAACAAAGCTTCAAAAGAACTATAGTCCGTGGCATAATATTTAGCACCACATCTATACAATCGGTCATAGATGTACTTTGGTCTTTCATTAACAGGAATCTTCTTAATGAACCATGGCAACTTAAACACTTCCGACTCTATCGCTCTGAACCAAGGCCCGAAACGGATTTTAGCCGCATCGGACCTTGAATTGATAGCCCTGGCATGCTTATAGTCTGGGTATGTCTAGTCCTTAACAAAAGACTTGACACAACCCCAGCCTAAAGGCAGCCCGAACAAATCAATTTCATCGGACAGATTTGAAAGCTCCTGTTTCCTCCATTCTGGATAACCAGTTTGGCGGAGCCACGCATCCACAGAGAGGTCTGTTTCCGCTTCCAGTGGGCGAAGATTGGACTTCAACCAATTGGCGACAAACGTACGGAGACGGTCAATAATGGCCGGATCCGCACGGGGAGGCTTGGTTGCAAACCTCTTGAGACTCCCTGCTAGGCTGGTTTCAGGACTGGGACTGGGGTGAGGCATCGCTGCCCAGGACAACGGAACACCAAGTGAGACACCCACGATGCGCCGACGAACATCGGAATCATCGAGAATGCCCAACTTGACACCCCGTTTCACTGGAGGGATGTCGCAAAGCGCAGCAATCTCCGCAGCCTCATATCCAAAAGAAACCGTCCTAAAGCAGGGAGTCCCATTTAAAAAGGAGTTTTTAAATTTGGGGAACTCCGCATGTGACACACTATGGCAAAAGCCAATCGGACGGAATTCCCGACAATGTCCACACCACGTGGCATCCAATCTCTCGACCAGTTTACACTAGTCAGTGAAGCTGCCGCCTGAGTTAACTTAGGCAACAGAAGATCGGGCTGCCCCGTGACTGGGACTGTTCTTGGGTTCAGTAGGTGTGACAGGACTGTAGCTTCAAATACACCCTCATGAATCTCATCATCTCTGCTCTTGAAACAATACCCCGAAAACTCATAATAGCTCTCAACGACCTCCCTGTACTTTGAAACCCTCGATTTATACTTCGGATCCCCCAGACGGAAAGACTCTGGCCTCATGTCCACACCCACCGCTTGCACCGGCCTCCTGTCCACAAATGGACGGTAGGAAACCGTGTAATGCTTGATATCATTTCTCCGATCCAACCAACTTCTCGCCATCTTGAACCAAAAATTGACTTGATTTCCGACTGAAAACAACACGGCCAGAACAACTCGATGATCGGAGACACTGCGCACAAGCAAACCAAACCAACCCAAACATGCATAGAAAAGAAACAAGGTAACACAAAAATGAAGCAACTTCCAAAACAACACATGCGCACCAACCGAATAAAGAGATTCGAAGCTCAAGAACTTTGCGAACTCCTCCTGGCCATAGGGCAACAGTTTACCACCACGTGTCCAATAATTGATGGTAACCAAATCGTCCTCAACAGGATCAGTCTTCTCAACATTCTCAACCTCCTCAGGCTCTGGCGGTTCAGCCTGTCCCTTAATGAGCTCTTTCAATTCCTTAACCTCCTCACGCAAGCCATCAATGTCCCCTGCGTTCCTGGCCTGCTGTTCGTAAACATCCAACCTCATCGCCTCAGAACCGGAACCACCCGAACCCCCTCTCTTGTCCTTCTTTGCCCCACCTTCCTTCTGCCTACAAAATTGGGCAATGTGACCTTCTCTCCCGCAGACAAAGCACTTCCTCTTCTCCTTCGGGGGATTGCCGTTCAGTGAGTGCTGGCGCCTATTCATTCTGATCAAATCGGACCGCCTAACACGTCCACCTTGGACAACAACCCTCTGTGTCTGGGGAAGCACTCTCCTACGAGACGCACCAGAGGTCCCTCGTGCAAACCTCTCCAAGAACGCCAAGAACCAAAAATCGTTCTCAATAGCATCCAACTCCAACTGGGATTCCTCGACTCCTCTCTCTGAAACGCCAAGATCGGCGTAAATGTGGCGGGCAAAAGCCCGCCGCGGGCCCACCAAGATCGGTGAGCCCCAACCCTCGCTTGTTTGTGAGACCGAGCCCGGGCATGACTCGGCCAGCATTGGATCAGCGTTGCCCTGCTCCCAACCTTCCAGCAGATCGGGCATGGATCCGGGGGGCCCTTCTAGGGCCCCCACACCGGAATTGGCTGTTCCGGCGGACAGGAAGTAGACACGATCGTCTCCCTCGACGGCTCGCCCTATAGCCGTCCCAAAGCCATCAAATGGGCCTCCCTCGTGTTCATGGGCGAGGAGAACGAAAACCTCATCAGCCACTATCGACATGCCG